GATTGCTCGATCAGCCCGAGCTCCTGGCAGACTTCTTCGGTGGTCCTTGGCGCCTTGACGAGGAAATCTACCATCGCGGCATACCTCTCGACTTGCGGTCCTTGTTTCATGCCGGCCCCATGTCGATTACGTCTCGATCCATAGCCTCAAGTTCCCGCTCAAGCCCTGCGCGCCACATATCGCGCTGGACAATCGAAAGACGCGCCCCGGATTGCTCCCGCGCCCGCAGATGCCAGGCCCATGCCTTCGGGCCATCGCGGCGCTTGTTCGCCGTCTCCGTTTTCGGCGCACTTCTCAGGTAAAACTCGTAGCACGAATGGCACCGAGCGCCATACTGCACCAATGTCGCGACCAGCGTGTCCTTGCGGCATTCGCTGCAAAGGCGCGTTGTCTCGATTTGTCGACCCTCATCGACTGCCTTAGCCTTGTAGCTCATCGCGCGTACCTCTCCGCGTTGCCTAGCCAGTTTGACCAACTCTGACGCCAGCCCTTGACGCTTCGCCGCGTTCCCAGGCCTTTCCCGGACACGAAGTACTGCCGGAACTTCTCGGACTCCTTGAGGATTTCAGCCGGTTGCCACCCAAGGGCTTCCGCATCCGTCCCCCATGACTCGGGGAGTTCCCAGCCGGTCGCGAGCACAACCCGCGCCCTGGGCGGAATTAATGCTTCGTTTGTGTCACCGGAAAACGGTGGCGGGAGTTGCGCGACAAGCGCAAGACCGCCTGCCTTCTCTGAAAGAGAAGGTATATCTTCTCTACTCTCCTCTCCTCTGTCGTGACTCTGCGTGACTCTGCGTGACTCTGCGTGACTCTGCGTGACATCGCGTGACTCGCTGCTTGTCACACACACGATGAGTTCGTCGTCACGATCGCGCTGTCGACGCTTACGCACCGCTGCGTTGTCGTCCTCGCGTTTCGGCTGGCGCCTGTCCCAGCGCACCACGTGACCGTGCGCGTCCAGCAGTTCGCGTGTCTGCATGGCCTCGTAGATCGACAAGGACTTGCCTTCCGACAGGCCCAGCGCACAATCCATCGCCTCGAAGTCCTGCTCGCCAGCATAGCCGCGGGTTTCATGCATCGACGCGGACTCGAGCAGCATCGCCCACACGGCGATCACCTCGGCCACGCTCGCAACAGCACGGCGCGCGACAAGCTGGAACTTCGGATCATTGACTGACCCGTGATGCCAGCGGAACCAGTCAATACCGCCAGCCATTAGATGCAGCCAAGCCACCGAGAATCGGATTCCACGAATCCGCTTCGCTTCGCAAATGCCTCGGACGGCGATGCGCAAGCCTCGGCCAGCCGCAGGCAGATCGCAGCCAAGTCACAAGCCTCACGCCGAACGTTCCCGATGTCATTGTCGTGGATCGCCTCGATCAACTCTTGGAGTTCCTCCATCCCGACGCCGAGGGCTTCGTGAGACGATGAAAGGTCACCGTAGATATCTCGCGCCGAGTGGATGCGCCGTTCCACGGTTTTCAGGATTTCGGGTTCGATCATGCCGCTTCCTCCAGTTCTTCGCCGTTATCCTCGGCATCTGCAAACAACCCAGTCTCCTGATGGGTCTGAGCCGCAGCAAGATTGCGCACGGCTTGATCGAAGTAGGACTTCTTGAGCTCGACGCCAACCGCGCGTCGGCCCATCTGCAGGGCGACGTAGGCTTCGCTGCCGATGCCTAAGAACGGCGTCAATACGATATCGCCGGGATTAGTCCAAAGCATGATCCCGCGCCGGATCACCTCGAGCTGCAGCGGTGCGATGTGGCGTTCGTCGTCGTGCTCACGCGCCGACCGGTACTGCAGCGTGTCGGATGGGTTGATATCCATCCAGACCGGGCTGGCGATCTTCTGCCACAGGTCGACGGGATACTCAGCCCCGTGCGTCACGCGTTCCGACTCGCCTGGCGCACGCATCGTCACGAGATAATCGGCGATGCCTTGCCGGCACATCGCCGCGTTGCCGCGCACGGTTTTGTGCAATAGACCGAGCGCCTTTGTCCGCTGCATCGAAGTTACCGGGTCTTTCCAGATCGTCACTTCGCTGGCATAAATGAAGCCTTCCGCCTGAAACGCCCGGATCAATTCGCCGCGAAAGTCCTTCAGGCCAATCACGCCGTCGCGCTCTTTGCTCGTGGGCAGTTGCATGCAATGGAACGAGACATTGCGCCCCGGCTTCATCACTCTGAGCAATTCCCTCACGAGGAATTGAAAGTGCTCGAAGAACTCGGCGTCGCTGCGGCAGTTGCCCATGTCGCGCGGGCTATTGCTATAGGTATACAGCGACGAAAACGGCGGCGAGAAGATCGAGTAGCCGATGCTGTGATCGGGCAGGCCCTTGAGCGCCTCGACGCAATCACCATGGATCGCGGTATAGGTGTCGGTCACGACTTGATCGATGCAGTTCATGCGGCGTCCAGAAATGCCGGCACGCGGACACGCTTGCCGGCGTTGTGAAGATTGGTTTCGCGCGTAGCCTTGCCGATGACCTCGGCAAATACCGCTGCGGATGTCTCGGCGCTCAGGCTCTCCGCCATCTCTTTCGCATCGCGCTCTTTTCGCTTGAGGTTCGCCGCGACGGCGCCCTCTTGCGAACTGCTGAACAGATGCACGTCGACCGGCCGTGACTGGCCGAATCGCCAGCAGCGGCGCACGGCTTGGTAATAGCTCTCGAATGAATCGGTGACGCCGACGAATGCCATGCGGGCAGAATGCTGCCAGTTCAGTCCCCAACCACAGATAGAAGGCTTGCTGACGAGCACGCGCGCCCGTCCTTCGGCGAAGTCCTGCAGGCGTTGCTCTTTGACTTCGGTGGAGTCCTTTCCTGCGATCTGCACCGCGCCATTGATTGCAGCCGTGAGTGCGTCGCCTTCGTCGTTTAAGTCACACCAGACGACCCACGGCTCACCGGCCTGGGCATTGACGACCGCAGCGCAAGCCGCGACACGCTCGGCCATTGATGCGCGGCGCGCGTCACGGCGCTCGCTCAACGTCTGCGCCTCCATCGCGAACAGCATCCCATTGAGTGGTGCGTTACTGTCGACGGTATGCTCGTGAAACTGCAACGGCGGTAGGTTATATGCACCATCATCGAAGCCCAGGTCTGACGGCTTGCGGATCATCGCGCCCCAACTTGCCACCCAGCGCCAAAAGATTTCTCGAGCATGACCCTTCAAGCGCCAGACGCTGGTGTCGCCACCGTCGTGCGTGAAGAACTCGGCGAGCATTTCATTGCGTGTGCAGATGCCGAGGAATTCAGCGTGTGTGCCGAGCTCTGTCCAGTCATTCGGCGCTGGCGTAGCGGTGGCCGGCAGCTTGAACGGCGTGTCCATGTAGGCATCGGTCAGCGCGCGGAATGTCTTGGCATCGTGGTGCTTGATGCAGCCCGACTCATCGAGAACGACGCCGCCAAAGATCGACGTGTCGAACTTATGTAGCCGCTCGTAGTTCGCGATGTTGATGCCGGGTGTCAGGTCAGACGCTTCGCGCACGACCGACGCCTCAATGCCGAAACGCCGAGCCTCGGCCGCGATCTGCGCTGCAACGGCCAGCGGCGTGTGGATCATCACGGGGCGCTTGGTATGGCGATTCACTGCAGCAGACCAGGCAAGCTCAATGAACATCTTCCCGAGCCCGGTATCGGCGAAGATAGCTGCCCGGCCACGCCGCAGAGCCCATGCGGCTAGCGCCGACTGGTGAGGAAACATCGAGCCGGGAAGCGCGAATCCATTCGTGATGCCACTTGGCTGATGGGCGACGAACTTACGCTCCACGAAAGACGCGTAATCGCTCATGCTGCAGCCTTTACCTTAGCCCGCGCCCCTCCGATCGCCTTTGCGGCGCTCCCCTTGGCGCCTGTCCGAAAAGGGCGAGGTGCCCCTTTTGCGCCGATCAGTTCAGGCCAGATCAGATGCCAGTCGTCAGGGCGCAAGTCCCAGCGACGAACGGCGCCACCAGTAGCCTGCTCGATAGCGGTGCAACGATCCATTGCTACCCCTCTCATCTGTGAGGCCCAATGGGAAACCATGACGGGGCTTACCCCAAGTGCCGCAGC